GCATCGAAGAATTTAACAACACCCTCGCGTCGTCCGGGGGCACCGAGATGATCCAGACCCGGATCACGCTCGCGAACATGATCAAGAACTTCAAGCGGGCGCTCGTCATGGACAAGAACGACGAGTATACCCAGAAGCAGCTCGTGTTCAGCGGCCTTGCGGACATCTACGAGCAGATCCGGCTCAACCTCGCGGCGGACCTGAACATGCCGCTGTCGAAGCTGTTCGGCGAGAGCGCCCCAGGCTTCTCCAACGGCGAGGACGCGATGGAAAGCTACAACTCCATGGTCGAGTCCGACGTTCGGGAGAAGGTGATTTTCCTCGTGGACGAGGTGATCAAGCTCCGCTGCCAGCAACTTTTCGGGTTCATCCCCGCCTTCGTCAGCAAGTTCAAGCCGCTCCGCACGCTCACCGCCGTGGACGAGCAGAACGTCGCGAACAGTCAGCAGGCCCGCACGCTGGAGCTGTTCGACCGCGACCTCCTGGACGCTCAAGAGACCATGGACAGCTTGGACAAGGACCATCTCCTCAACGTCGAGTCCAAGGTCCAGAAGGGGCTGCGCGAGCCCGCCCGGCTGGACGAGACCGAGGGCGGGGAGAAGCCCAAGAAACCCACCAAGGAGAACGCCAAGGTGGAGTGGCTCATGTCGCAGCGGGCTAAGGCCAAAGCGTCGTGAAGCGCGTTCAGCTTCAAGCGGTGAAGCACCGCAACGAGTATACCGAGGGACTGGAGCCCCCGATCAACTCGTTCTTCCAAGAGGTTCTGTTCAAGCCACTCAGGGATTCCCTGACGCCGCTCTCTACGGATAAACCTACGTCCGTCGCCGCCGCGCTCGCCGCCGGCACCTTGGCCTACTCCGCTGACACGGGCCGGTTCTACGGCACGCTCAACGCCGAGGTGTCCAAGGAGCTGCGGGCCATGGGGGCGACCTACTCCAGCAAGGGCTTCTATCTCCCGTCATGGAAGATCCCGCTGGCGCTCAAGTCCCCCATCCACCTCGCGGACGAACGCAACAAGGGTGAGCACGCGGCGGCAATCGCCCTGCTCTCCCTCATCGCCCGTAACGCAGTCCGTGTGCCCTCCACGGGCATCCAAGAGGAGCTTGACCCCCTGCTGGGTGAATTGCGGAGCCGGTTGGACGGGGAAACCAGTAGGACGCTACCGGAGAATCTCCCATTGCCGAGTTGGGCAAATTCCCCACAGGTAACCGCTGACCTCCTGCGTTTGGCGGAGGAGGACGTGACGGCGGAACTGGTATTTCTCGCCACGACGTTGGCGGACAAACTGGAGGAGTCCGACCGCATAGACACCCTCCACAAACTGATCGAGGTGCAGGAGGAGCAGGCCCGTCGCGCTGCGAAAACGCTTGCAGAGCGCCAAGCTGCGTTGTTCATAGCAAAGTATCGACAGGACATTTACACCTCTATCGGACTCCCTACTTACGTCTGGAACACGCAGAAAGACGCACGGGTTCGCCACGACCACTCCCTACTGGAAAACACTACTCAGTCGTGGGATTCACCCCCTATCGTCGATAGTAGGACGGGCTTCCGAGCGCACCCGGGCCAAAGTAGTAATTGCCGATGCTATCCTACGCCCGTCTGGTTGACCCAATGATCCTGCACTCCACTCTCACGAACGCGGTGGTCACGGGAAACCGCTTCAAGGCCCGCCTGCTGGAGCCCGGCATCGTCAGCTATGAGGACCAGAAGGCTGGCAAGGTGCTGCTCAAGCAGTCCACCCTCTCCCGCTGCGTCAACAGCTTCATCGGAAATCCGCTCATCCTCAAACACAAGAGGATCACCAAGGAGAACAGGAAACAGCACGAACTCGGCGAGATCGACCGGGTGTTCTACAATTCCGAGGACGCATGCTGGTGGTGCGAGGGCACGGTCAAAGGCGACCGTTCCAAGCAGGCTGTCCGGGACATCGGTCTCGTCTCGTGCGCCTACGTGGTCAACGCCACCGGACCGGGCGGAAAATACCACGACATCCCCTACAACGAGGAGATCACCGACTTTTCAGGAGAGCACCTGGCGATTGTGGACAATCCACGATACGAAGAGGCGAGAATTTTCCTGAACTCAAAAACCAAACAACCAATGAGCATGTTCAAGTGGTTCAAAAAGAAACCCGCCTCTGTCGCTGCCGCTCCAACGGAAGAGACCAAGGTGGAGGTAAAGACCGTGGAGAACTCCACGGCGAGCGCGGAAGACATTTCCGCTGATACTGAAATCCAGATCGACGAAGCCGGCACCAAGACCACTCTCGGTGAGTTGGTCGCCAATGCCCGCACGTCCGTGTCTGGCGATGACGAGTTCGAGGTGGACGGCCAGAAGGTGACGCTCAATGCGCTCCTCGCCTCCCAAGCAGAGCTTGCCACCCTCAAGGCCCAATCGGTCGAGAACGCGAAGAAGGAAGCCGGCAAGGGCCACTTCTACCGCCTCACCAACGCCGCCTCCCGCCCATCCAACGATGGTGTGGACCGCAGCGCCCCCCTCGACACTCCCGATGAGCGCCTCGCCCGTGGCCGCGCTCAGTGGGGTTCGGCCAAGAAGTAACCCTCCAGCCTCACTCACATGGCTACCTACCAGAATCAAAATCAGTTCAAACCGACGCAGCTCCTCGGTCAGCAGGACCTCACGGTCAACAACAACATCATCACCTGCCGCATCTACGCCAGCTCCGTCGCCACCGTCCTCACGGCCGGTCAGGCGATGAAGCTCGTCGATCAAGCCGGTGGCGTGCCTGTCGTTGATGTCGCCGCGATCACCGACCTCCCGTTCGGCGTCATCGTCCACAACACCCGCAAGGACACCTACGTGGCCGGCGACTACGTGGACGTCGCTGCCGAGGGCTCCTACATCTATCTGGAGACCTCCGCCGCCATCGCCCGCGACGCTTCGGTCCAGAACGCTGTCGCCGGTCCGCTCATCGCGACCCAGACCTCCACCAACTCCACGCTCGGTATCGCGGTTGATAAAGCGACCGCCGCCAACCAGCTCATCCGCATCAAGATCGCTCCCAAGCTCAACGCCTAATGAAAACCATCACCTACGTCCAGAACGGCAAGGGCGAGCAGGAGCCGGTCCCGGTTCGTTCGACCCAAGGCTGCACCCTGTTCAACGCCAATGGCGACGTGAACAGTGTCGGCACGGGCTTCAAATACGCCATCGACACGATGACGTATATCAAGACCCAGATCACCGAGCAGAAGTTCTACCAGGTCGCCCCGGCGGACTTCATGCCCGTCTCGGTCGGAGTCGGCAACTTCTCCGAGCAGATCATCACGAACCTCACGTTCAGCAACGGTGGCACGTTCGCGTCCTCGGTCTCCCAGACCGCGAACAATACGCGCATCCCGTCGTCCGACGTGTCGCTCTCGAAGAAGGCCCAGGCGATCCGCACCTTCCAGAACCAGATCACCTACAATATCGTCGAGATCGAGCAGGCATTGCAGGCCAACAACTGGGATGTCGTCTACGCCAAGGAACGTGCTCGCAAGACCATGTTCGACCTCGGCATCCAGGAAGTCGCCTTCCTCGGTCTTACCGGCGACACCGAGATCACCGGTCTCCTCAACAACGGTGACGCGACGATCAACACGTCCCTCATCACGGCCCCGATCAGCGGTCTCAACGCCGCCGGTATCGCCACCTTCGTGGCGGGCCTCATCAGCACTTACTTCACGGCGACGAACTCGACCCAGATGCCGAACAAGTTCGTGATGCCTTACACGGACTACATCGCGACGGCCGGTGCGCTCACGGCGGGCACCGTCGGCACCTACCCGCTCCCGCTCATGGACTACCTGCTCATGGCCTTCAAACGCCAGACTGGTAACGCCAACTTCGAGATCCTCCCGTTGGCCTACGCCGACGCAGCTCGGAACACGGCGGCGGGCATCAACAAGCAGTGCTACGCCCTCTACAACAGCGAACCGACCACCATGCAGATGGAGCTTCCGGTCGGATACACTGTCACCACCCCGAACAGCCTGAACAACTTCTCGTTCCAGAACGTCGCCTACGCCCGCTTCGGCGGTCTTGGCTTGTTCCGCAACCTGGAGCTGCTCTACTTCCAATACTAAGTGATTTACGGTCCCCTCGTGGACGCCGGATAGCGTAACCGGCACCTTTTTACCAATGCGTATCTACAACACATCCAACCGTCTCTACACCTATGCCGGTGGAGACCTTCCCCCGCGCCGGTTCACCGAGATCCCCAAGGCATTTGAGAAGGACGCCAAAGTCCTCCTTGAGAAATGGGGTGAAGAACTCAAGGACGGCGGCACCTACGTCGAGCCATCCAACGCCGTCGTCGCTGAGAAAGACGCGGAGATCGCTGCGCTCAAGGCCAAGCTCTCCGCTCTGGAAACCCCGCCCGCAAAGGGCAAGGGCAAAGGCCCGGACGGTAAAGAAGTCCTTTAATGGCCTACATCCAGCCAACGGTTAACGAGTTCAAAGGGTATTTCCATCGGGATTTCCCCTATGCCGTGCCGTTGGATGGGCCCGGCGATCCCACCGACTACAAGAAGGTGATGGATCAGGACATCATAAACGCCCTCGCTACGGCGAGGGTCAATTTCAACGAGGCGCGGTGGGAGGATCAGGAGACCTACAAGTTGGGCTATCTGCTTCTCTCCGCCCACTATCTCGTCAAGGTGGTCCTTGCATCCTCCCAAGGTCTCCGTGGACAAAACTCAGGCATCACCCAGTTGAAGAACGTGGGCTCCATGCAGGAGAGCTACGTGATCCCCGACCGGATCAAAAACAGCCCTCATCTCGGTGGTCTCTACACCACCCGCTACGGTGCCCTCTATCTGGAGCTGCTCGCTCCCCGTCTGCTCGGAAACGTCGTTTGCGTCGAAGGCGCGACCACCGCCGCATGAACGTCGTGACCCTCGACATGAAGGGTCTGAAACAGGTCCAACGTCGGTTGACGATCAGCGACACCGCACGGACCGAGGTCGGCATTTTCAGCAAGAACGCCTCCCGCACGCCCGGACCACGGGACACCGAGGGGCTCAACAACGTGGAGATCGGCGCAAAGAACGAGTTCGGCTCCTTCTCCGAAGGTATACCACGCCGCTCGTTCCTCCGCGACCCGCTCGTCCTCGGCATGGGTGAGGCGGTCAAGAAAGAGAACGACAAGCTCCTCACCGCGCTGATCGACGAAGGGGCCAAGGCGTTCCTATCGGACCTCGGTGAGACCGCTCAAGGCGTCATCAAAGAAGGGTTCGAGACCAACGGCTTTGGCACCTGGGTGCCCAACTCACCCCGCACTGTCCTGCTCAAAGGTTCTGATCGACCTTTGCGCGACACCGATCAACTCATGGAGTCCACCGACTCCCGAGTGAAGATGAAATGACATGCCATCCCAACCTCTAGGTATCTCCTGCGGCAACCGATACGACGTGGAGGGTCTCACGACCGTCCCGAATGTGTTCTTCGCCATGTATGGGTGGTTCCAAAAGCTCTCTCTCGTCAAGGTGTTCAACCAGACGGTGGACTTTGAGACCGTCGCCACCACTCTTGCATTCGCCACGGACGGTGTGGTCGTCCCGTTCTCGGTCAACGAACTCCGCATCAAGCCCGAGGGTCAACGCTCGTGGCAGTGGTTTGCCCTCTACTGCACGGACGAACTCCCGCTCAAGATGGGCGACACCGTGGTCTACAAGACCGTTCGCTACAAGGTCATGAACAACGGCGTGTACTCCGAATACGGTTACATGTATTACGAACTCGTCAACGTCTACCATGGAGGAAGTTGAACTCATCAAGGCTCTCGCCTCGTTGATCGAGGCGGAAATGCAGCTCCCGAAGGACCGCTTCGTGATCTACAACCAACCGAATAACGTCCCCGACGACGATGGGTTGTTCGGCTGGATCACCTACAACCACTCGCGCCCGTTCGGGTCGAGCACCCGCACGGAGGTCAACACCGTCACCGACTCGCTGGACGAGGTGCAGCATAGCTGGACGCAGGAAACCTACTCCATCTCGCTCATGTCCCGTGACGGCTCCGCTCGCAAACGGAACTGGGAACTCCCTCTCTGCCTTGCGTCCATCCGGTCCCAGCAGCTCCAGGAACGTTATGGCTTCAAGCTCGGGTTCATCCCGGAGTCGATGATCGACATATCGGCGGTCGAGGCTTCTGCACGTTTGAACCGATATTCTTTGACCTTTAACATCCTGCGCTCCTATGAACGTCGTAAGCCGGTGGAGTATTACTCCCGTTTTGGGCGCGCCGTGCCACCTCTCATTCTAACAAACCAATAACATGGCTCTCGGATTAGACATCTCAAACGTAGTGACGATCAGCGTCTCGGCGGCTCCTGCCGGCCTCGACAACTTCTCGATCAACAACCTGCTCATCGTCACCAAGGAGATTCCCGTAAGCTCCGAGGTCGCCGCCGCCGACTACGGCGTCTACCGCAACGCGAATGACGTAGGCATCGACTGGGGCACGGACAGCGTGGTCTACACACTCGCTCAGCTCATCTTCTCCCAGTCTCCCAACATTCTCACGGGTGGTGGCGAACTCATCATCCAGCAGATCGCCACCTCCGGCGTCACTCTCGCTACGGCGATGGGCACCGCCAGCAACACCCTCGGGCTGTTCTACGGCGGCGTCGTCCCGGCCTACTTCGCCGATGGCACGGAGATCGCCGCCGCCGCGACCTACGCGCAGACCAACCGCAAGCTCCTCTTCGTCGGTCGCTACCAGACCGCCGACCTCGCCGCATCGGGCGTCCTCTACAACATCCACGCCGCCAACCAGCACTACGCACGCGGCCTGTTCTACTCTCTCGGCGAGAGCGAGTGTCTGGAGATGGCCGCTGCCTACGCCGGCCGCGCCATGAGCACCGACTTCTCCGGGTCGCAGACGACCCAGACGATGCACATGAAGGACCTCGCCAACGTCGTCGGTGACACCGGCCTGACGCAGACGATCCTGAACAACGCCAAGACGGTCGGTGCCGACACCTACGGCTACTACGTCGGGCTCCCCAAGGTCTTCTCCACTGGGGCGAACGAGTTCTACGATGATGTCTATAACCTCAACTGGATCTTCTACGCGCTCCAAGTTGCAGGGTTCAACGCCATCGCCCAGACGAGCACGAAGATCCCGCAGACGGAACCTGGTATCGCCGCCCTCACGGGTGCCTACCTCGACGTGGTTGAGCAGGGCGTATCCAACGGGTTCATCGCTCCCGGCCGCTGGACCTCCTCGGACACCTTCGGCAACCCGGATGACTTCCGACGCAACATTCTGGAGAACGGCTACTACATCTACTCTCTCCCGGTCACGTTGCAGACCCGGGCGGATCGAGAGGCCCGTGAAGCACCGCTCATTCAAATTGGCATCAAATTCAGCGGGGCAGTCCACAGTTCATCGGTCATTATTTACGCCAATCCGTAAGTTACTGTGAAACACTCGGATAAGAAGTTTCCTCAGAGAGTCTGTGACTGTTGCTCGAAAGTTTTTACACTTCTGACGGGAACCCAGAAACGGTGCTCACCGGAGTGCATTGCGATAAAGGGGGCCGAGAAGAAGCGCGCTACTGCCGCAATCTGGAGGGAGAAAACACGAGAGCACCGATTGGCATACAACAAAGAATATGCCGCGAAGAACCCGGGAACCATTAAGGAGAAAGGTAGAAAATACTGGCAGAAGATTAAGGGTGACACCGAGTATCTGAAAAAGCGGCGTCTACCAAAAGAGTATTTCTCCCGCTATCTCCGCACTCGTAGAGCGGCTGATCCGGCATTCAAAGTTATCTGTAATATCCGAAAAAGGACCTACAACGTCCTTGATGGGAGACGTAAGACCCAGAAGTCTCTCGCCATGTTAGGATGCTCCGCCGAGCAGCTCCGAGCCCACCTCGAATCCCAGTTCCGCGATGGTATGTCATGGGAAAACTACGGTATCAAGGGTTGGCACATTGACCACATAATCCCTCTGGCATCCTTCAAGTTCTTCAACGAAGACGGGTCTGAAAATCCCGATGCGTTTAAGATCGCCATGAACTACAAGAACCTCCAGCCCCTTTGGGCGAAGGAGAATATCTCCAAGAGCGACCGAATCCTTCAACCACAACATATTCCATGGCCTCTGTAAGCCTCACCGGTAGCGACATCATCAAGGTAGGGTCCCGTGTCCTCTTTGATTTCGCGGACGCGGACAACGCGACGCTGACATTCCCGAACGAACTCGCCGCCCTCAAGACCGGCAAGAACGGCAACAGCATCTATGCGTTCAACACGACCGGTGCCCAAGTGGACCTCGTGCTCCGCATCATGCGCGCCTCCAGCGACGACAAGTATCTCAACGGCCTCCTGTCGGCGATGAAACGCGACTTCGCCGGCTTCGTCCTCGTCCCGGCTCAGGTGACCAAGGTGGTCGGCAACGGTCTCGGTTTCCGTAACATGGACACCTACATCCTCGCTGGCGGTATCTTCGCCCGTCAGGTGGACGCGCTGTCGAACGTCGAGGGTAACACCGATCAGTCGATCAGCGTCTACACCCTCCGCTTCTCCAACAGCACCCGCGCTATCTTCTGATGAACGTCACGCTCAAAAGCGGCCACGTTCTGGAGATGCAGATGGCTCCGTTCTCCACGGGTATGAAGCTCGTCAAGGCGCTGTCCAACGAACTGAAAACCGTCAACATCGACCTCGGTTCGGTGAGCGTCGAGTCGATCTCCGGTGGCGACTTCAACACGATCAAGAACCTCACGCTCCAGCTCATCGGATCGGACGCGGTGGAACGCTGCGTGTTCGAGTGCTTGGGCCGATGCCTGCTCGACGACCAGAAGATCACCCCGGACACCTTCAACAATCCAGACATGCGCGGGGACTATCTCCCGGCCGCATGGGAGGTGACCAAGTTCAACGTCGCCCCTTTTTTCGAGGGTCTCGACTTGAAGTCGTTGACCGGCGCAAAAGCGCCCGCGTCCGGCCCCAAGTAAAGATCGAGATGGAGGAATCCACCTTGGTAGCACTCCGGCTATCCAAGGAGGGGTATGGGTCGCCGGTAGCGATTCTCGACATGCCGGCGGACATTGTGCTCGCCGCCTTGGAGTATTCCAATTTCTGTTCCGACTACGAAGAAACTGCGCACGAACTGAATAAGAAATGACCATCGCGGAACTCATCGTAGCCATCAAGATCAAGATGAAGGGGTCCGAGGACCTCCTTGTCGTTGAGAAGGCTTTGAAGTCGGTGACCGCTGCGGCCATCGAAACCCGCAACGCGCTCCAAGCGTTGAAGGGCATTCGTCAACAGCCAGTGGCCCCCTCTCCGAACTTGGCAACGACTGCCAACGCCGGGTCGGCTGCGACACCCCCACCTCTCCCAGCGGGGCAACAGGCGGACACCCACGTCTACGCGCAACAGGCGCATCTCCGTAACCTCGCTCAAGCCAAACAGGCGGCTAATCAGTATCGCGAGACCCTCCAGCGGATCGGCGGCGCGGTGAACAAGATGCTCGTGTTCGTGGCGGGGCTCAACGCCGCGCTCTGGGTCACGGTCGCCCGGGCGATGAACGCCGGACAGGCGCTCAAGCAGTTCGCGGTCTCCACGGGGCTCTCGACCGATAACCTCCAGCGGGCGCAGTTCGCCGCCGGTCAGTTCGGCGTCGCAGCGGAGGACGTGGCCGGCGCACTCAAGAACCTCCAGAAGCAAAAAGCACTCCTCGCCATCGGTGAGGGTGACATCCAGCCCTACGCCCTGCTCGGTCTTGACCCGCTGGCGAAGCCGGAGGACACACTGCGCCGGGTAGCCAAGCTCATCCGCGAGACCAAGGAAGAGAACCTCGGGCTCGTCCGAGAGATGACCAGTCGCATTGGCATCGGTGACGAGCTGTTCGCGTCCATGCGCCGGCAGTCCGCCGAGATGGACCGGAGCCTCATCCTGACCAAAGAGGAGATCGACCTGCTCGCCGATGGGAAAGCGGCTTGGAACACTCTCCTCCTCACTATCAGCGCGTTCGCGAACAAGCTCGTCGTTGCGCTTGCCCCTGCTCTGACGATGGTGTCCAAGGCGTTCAGTCGTGTAGTGGTGACGGTGACTCAGCTCACTCAGCGGTTCCCCATTTTCACGAAGGTCGTGGTCGTAGCTCTTGCGGCCGGCCTTGTCGCTCTGGGCGCTGCCCTGCTCGGTGTCTCCGCTGCTTTGGCCGTCCTCGGCATCAACGCCGCTCTCGCGACGCTCGGCATGGCTCCGTTTGCGGCCTCAGTCCTCGCGGCTACATGGCCGCTTCTCGCCGCCACGGCTGCGGTGGTCGCGCTGTATCTCGTGCTGGAGGACCTGTCCTCTTGGTTCCACGGGAATGATAGCATCATCGGCGAATGGGTGGAGAGGAACTTCAAATTCGACACGGTAGAGAATTGGCTGAAATCTGTGTCCAAGGCTTTGGACGTGATGGGCTACCTCTCACCCGGCGGTCTGGCAGAGAGCGCGCTATCGTCTCTCGGTCGAGGCACAATGGGCAGCACTACCTCCAACAACGCCAGCGTGCAGATCAACGTGGACGGATCTGGTTCGCCGAAGGAGGTCGGTCGTGAGGTCTTCAACCGGTTCAATGACTACACCAAGACCATGGTAGCGAGCCCGGCGGTGAACCGATGAACATACCGTTCGACATCATCCCCTCGGACGCGGGCACATCGGTCTTCGATGTGGTCAAGGACCTATCGACGCTCAACCAGCAGGCGATTGTCCGCCCATCGAATCCAGCCGACGGCGTCAGCGGCTTCCTCTTCGACATCACCGGAGACGAGTCCTTCGACCTCCAGAGCGACATCACCGACCATTACGTGGAGGGGAACTACGCCATCCAGGATCAGATCGCCCTCAAGCCGGAGACGTTCACCGTTCGCGGCATGGTGGCGGAGTTGGTCAACCTCGTCCCGACCAACACCCGACAGGCACCGACCTACGACCCGCTGCCACCCATCCCGGACATGCTGCCCACGCTGTCCCCCGAAGCGGAGGAGACGCAGACGAACTCAGTGGCCGACACGGAGCTTGAGGAAACGGCGATTGCGGACACGCAGAGCCTCTACGGGCTCTACGAGGGGCTTGGGGTCCAAGGGCGCATCGGAACGCGGCAATCGCGGGCCTTTGGCTACTTCTACCAACTCTGGAAAGGTCGCCAGCTCTGCACGGTGGAAACGCCGTGGGGCCTCATGACCGACATGGCGATTCTCTCGGTGAAGTTCGATCAGTCGGAGGAGACCAAGTTCAAGACGGACATCACGGTCACGTTCAAGAAACTGCGCTTCGCCCGCACTACCACCGTCTCCGTCGGAGAGCTGGCGGGGCGGCTCAGCTTCCAGAAGGCCGAGGTAGCCGAGAACGGTAAAGTCAGTGCCAAGGAACTGGGGGCCAACACCTCGAAAGTGCTCGCGAGATTGGGTGGTCTGTCGGGTATCCCCAAAGGCACGTTCGCTCCTGCCGTAGGACCATGAAACTGATCGAAGGCATATCCGACCAACCGAAGCAGAACTTCTCGCTCACCTTGAGCGATGGGTCGCTCGTGACCATGCGCATGGAGTATCGTCCGGCGCAGCTCGGTTGGTTCTACGACATCTCGTGGTCCACGACCTTCCTCGCTCGTGGTCGCCGCATGGTCGCCTCACAGAACATCCTTCGTCAGTTCAGGGACATCATCCCGTTCGGGTTGATCTGCCTGACCAAGCAAGGGTTGGAGCCGCTCAACCTTCGCGACTTCGCACTCGGCAATGCTCAGCTCTACGTGATCGAAGGGACCGAGGTGGATGAGGTGGACGTGGCGGTGGGTATATGAAATTCGGACGCAGATGCCAACTCTCGTTGGAGGTCGGAGGTGGTCCGGGGGTCACCGTGACCAACATCACGATCCCGGAGGAATGCACCATTGAGTTCGACGTGACCCGGAAGACTCTGGCGTCAGGGCAGACGGCGAACTTCAAGATCTACAACCTCGGCGAGAAGACCCGCGACGCCATCTTCGCTGACCTGCTGGACGTGAATATCCGCCGGGCGGTGCAGTTCCGCGCTGGATACGAGGGGGAGGATCTTCCTCTCATATTCAACGGATTCATCTATCAGGCGTTCTCCTACCGTTCCGGCGTGGACTTCATCACCGAGGTGCAGGGCTACGATGGCGGGCAGCTCACCGCAGCGGCGTTCATCGCGCTCACGTTCGACAGCAACCTCTCCACAAGGGAGATGATCTACAAACTCGCTCAGCAGCTCAAGGACACCGTCGGAAGTCCGGTCGTGGGCGACTTCCCCGGTGGAAGTAAACGCCCGACGACGTTTCTCGGGAACACCTGGCAGGCCATCACGACGTTGGCGGGCGGTCTAGGTTTCATCGACAACGGACAGGTCAAGGTCCTCCAGCCATGGGAGGTGCTGGACGCACAGGTCCTCGTCATCAACGAACTGTCCGGTCTGCTCAGCACGCCCCGGCGCACCAACACCTCGGTCGAGTTCGACATGCTGTTCGAGCCACGTCTAACCGTGGGCCAACTCGTGGACCTCCAAAGCCGCACGTTCAAAGCGGTAAACGGACCCTACAAGGTCATGGGGTTCATGCACCGAGGCACGATCAGTCCCGCCGTGGCCGGGGATTGCAAAACGTCCGTCTACCTCTACCGAGGGGCCCTCTCGCTCAAGCCCGCTCCGGCGGCTCCCCAATGACGATCAGCTCTTTCATCCCTCCCGACCTCACGGCGGTGCTCCAGCAGCACAAGACCGACATCATGGCGTCGCTCAACTGCCATCAGGTCGGCACGATCCAAGCGTTCAACGCAGACGATCAAACCGCATCCATCAGCATCAACATGCAGCGGTTGGTCTACAACCGCCCCGACATTGCTGAGCCCGTCATCATCACCTATCCGCTACTCGTGAAGTGCCCGGTGTTCGTGCTCGCGGGTGGCGGTGGCTACCTGACCATGCCCGTTGCCGTTGGCGATACCTGCATGGTCCTGTTCAACGACCGGGACATTGACGCATGGTGGGACACTGGTAACGTCGTCCCTCCGAACACGCCCCGGCTGCACAGCATCAGCGACGGCTTCGCGTTGGTCGGGTTCCGCAGCCGGGCGAACAAGCTGTCGAACTACTCCACCTCGGACGTGGAGCTGCACTCCCCCGGCCTCGTGGACATCAACAATCAGACGACGACGCTGCGTCTGGTGTTGCAAGGTCTTGTGACAGCACTCAGTTCGTTGGACGCGAACAAGACCGGTCCCAGCTCCGCCGCCGCTATCGCCGCTGCGCAAGCTCTGATCGTCTCACTACTCAAATGAGTCAGATATTCCGAGGCATTACAGCGGACGGTGACTGGACCTTTGGCAAAGGTCGGGCCAGTTACTTCCGCAACGACCTCGCGATCCGCGCAGACATTGAGACCGCGTTGAAGGTGTTCCTCGGAGAGATCTTTTGGGACCTCGGCGTCGGTGTCGATTGGTGGAACCTACTGGGTGGAAAGAACCCCGCCGCTCAGGCAGGCATCATCCTCCAAACACGGCAGGTTATCAATAAGGTGGACGGGGTGGTGCGAATCAACAAGGTCAACTCGTCGCTCCAAGTAGGGACGCGCCAACTCACCGTGACTTACAACATAGACACCATCTTTAGTCGTCAGGTATCGGGCTCGGTTCCAGTTCCGGGAGCATAACATGCCGAACATCCTAAACGCCGACGGGCTCCAGATCCAGACTTCTGCGGAGATTGTTGCTGAGCTGACCGAAGGGCTCAAGGCCATCTACGGCGATAACATCAACGTCGAACCGAACTCCCCCGATGGACAGGTCATCAATCTCATCGCTCAGGCGAAGCTGGATGTCCTCGAACTAACGAATCAGGTTTATACGTCTTTCGACCCAGACGAGGCAATCGGCACCCAGCTCGACGACCGGGTGGGGATCAACGGCATCCAGCGCAACCCCGGCACCTACACGATCCAGACGGTGCAGATCACCGTTGACCGGGCGCTTACTCTCCCCGGCCTCGACACCGCACCGCTTGCCCCGTTCACCGTCTCCGATGGAAACGGCAATCTCTTCTACCTGCTCACGACTGCCTCACCGGTCGCGGCAGGCGTCGCCGACTACGTGTTCCGAGCTGCCCGCCTCGGCGCAGTCGAGACCATCCCGAACACGATCTCGACCATCGTCACGATCAAGCTGGGTGTGGTCAGCGTGAACAACTCCGGCGGTGCGACCTCCACAGGCATTGTCGAGGAGACCGACTACGCTCTCCGCATTCGCCGGCGGAACTCAGTGTCGCTCCCGTCCATCGGTTACTTCGAGGGCTTGCTGGGGGCACTGCTCACGCTGGACGGCGTGATCGCCGCGTCCCTCTTCGAGAACATCACCGGCACCACCGATGGCGACGGCATCCCCGGTCACTCCATCTGGGTCATCGTCCTCGGTGGGACCAACGCGGACATTGCTCAGACCATCTACGTCAAGCGCAACGCGGGTTGTGGCATGAAGGGCTCGGTCACCGAGAACGTGACGCAGCTCGACGGTTCCACCTTCGCGGTCAAGTTCGACCGCCCGACGAACGAAGATCTTTATATCGAGTTCGACGTGGACCCGATCACTGGGCCATTGGACGAAGACTACATCCGGGAGCAGCTCTTGGAGCGCCTGTCCTACGGCATAAACGAGAAAGCGGACACGACGACCATCGTCTCCCTCGTCCGCGAGATCGCGCCGAACGCATCGGTGTCCAACGAAGGCGTCTCGGACGACGACATTACCTACGTCCCACTGCTCTCGACGACTGGCAAGAACTACCAGTTCATCATCGCTTCCGACCGCATCAAGATCAACGGACTGGTAGGCCCATAACCCGTGGTCACGCTCGATCAGCTCGTCACCTACTACCAAGGACTTCTGGCACTCCAATACCGGGATAAGCCAAAAGCTAAGGCGACTATCGGGCTTTACGCTAAGCAGGCCGTAGGGGATAACCTGATAACGTCGGTTGCCAATGCGTTCACGATCCCTACGGCGGTGGGCAGGCAGCTCGACACGGTGGGCAAATACGTCGGCGTTCCGCGCACCATCGCCCTCGCGGTCAATGACGAATACTTCGGCTTCTGGCGCTACACCATCGTCGATCCGGGCGACCAGAACCCGAACGGCTTCCTTCGCTACGAGGGCACGACGACCACGACTATCGCCACGGGCGACACGGTCACCATCGCCGAGGGCACCGTCGTCCAGTTCGGTGCGCCGAAGATCGTCGATGGCTACCTCGTGATCGACGGAACGTTGGAGGAGGTGGACGGCTACGTCGCCGAAGGACCGAAGTTCTACGAATATGGGTTCACCGGTATGAACCTCTATGACCTTCCCGACCAAGAGTATAAGTTGGTAATCCAGCTCAAGATCATCCTCAACTCGTCAGACGGGACACTAGCGTCGATTCAACGCTACTTAAACACTTTCTTCCCCGGCACCGTGACCGTCGTTGACTTGTTCACGATCCAGATCCTGCGGGACGCCGACCTCCCAATCAGCGCGTGGCGCACCGTCCCTCCGCCCGGCGCGCTCGCGGAGGTGGAGGAGAACCTGACCGACCTGCTGCCCGCCGGCTACCGCGCCCGCATCCGCAGATGGGACCACCCCGACCC